TTTTGACCGCTGGCGTATGGATGTATTCAAGAAAGCGTGTGAAACCCTCGATCTTGACTTCCCGATGATCGAGTTTGGCCAGGGCTTCAAAGACATGAGCCCTGCAATTGACGCGCTGGAGTCTGACCTACTTAACGGACGGCTACGCCACGGTATGCACCCGGTACTAACGATGTGTGCAGCAAACGCAGTCGTCACGAAAGACCCGGCCAATAATCGCAAGCTTGACAAACACAAGGCCACAGGCCGCATCGACGGCATGGTGTCACTTGCCATGGCCCTCGGTGTGGCAGGTGGCCATGAAGGCGACGGTATAGATATGGATTCCTTTCTCTCCGACCCATTGGTACTCTAATGAGCCTATTTAGTTCGCTTAGCGGATTTTTCAGAACACCGGGAGCACCGCCTAGAGTCGATGGGCTGCAATCGGGCATGCCTACCAGTTACGGAACAATGGCGGCGGCTGATGTCAACTTTGATACCGCAATGCAGATCAGCCCGGTATGGGCGGCGGTCAAACTCATCTCTGAATCCATCGGCTCTATGCCGTTTAATATTTATGAGTTAGGACCGGAGGGCCGCAAGGTTGCTGTAAACCATCCGCTTCATCGCGTACTCACTCAAAGGCCAAACCAGTACCAGACAGACGTGGAATTCTGGGAGAGCATGGCCTTAAACCTGGCTATCAGCGGCAACGCTTACGCAATCATTCAGCGCGCAGGATCTCGGATTATCGGCTTGCTGCCCGTCTCATCCTCTCAGGTTGAAACGACACTTTTAACTGATGGCACGGTGATCCACACATACACGACCGGCGCAAACGTCAAGGTTTACACCGACCAAACGATGTGGCACGTCAAGCTTTTCGGTAACGGCATTGTGGGGCTGTCTCCACTTTCATATGCCCGCAACTCTATCGGCATTGCCCTGGCTGCTGACAACCGCGTAAGCAAGGTCTACAGCAATGGTGCGAAGCCATCCGGCATTCTGACCATTGACAAGACACTGACCCCCGCGCAGAGGACCCAAGTACGGGCGGCATTCGCAGGACTGGAAGAGGGCAACGAAGACAGGCTGTTTGTGCTTGAAGCCGGGATGGAATACACCCAGGTCAGCATGAGCCCGCAAGACATCCAGCTGCTGGACTCCAGGCGATTCCAGATCGAGGACATTGGCCGTTTCTTTGGCGTGCCGTCGATACTTCTTAACCAGACGTTCGGCCAGTCAGCGCTTGGGTCAAACGTGTACGAGATCCTTTCAGCCTTCTACAAGCTGAACCTCCGGCCCTATCTTGAAAAGTTTGAGGCATCAGTCCCGCGTTGGCTAATGGCTCCCGGCGACTATGCAAAATACGAATGTGAATTTGACTTTGACGCCGCGCTGCTGCGGGCCGACTTGCTCACCCGAATGCAGGCCAACCGAGAAGCCATTAACTCCGCCCAGTGCACACCCAACGAGGCGCGTATCAGTGAAGGCAAGCCGGCGCTGCCTGGCGGCGACCAATTACTTATTCAGGGTGCAATGATCCCTATACAGCAAGCAGGTCAAAAGCCTGGGGAGCTACCGAATGGAACGGAAGAATCTTAGTCTCGACGCAACCGGCCTGAAAATGGTCGGAGATGGCCACAAGTTCAGCGGCTATGCCTCAGTGTTTGGCGGGGTGGACAGCTACGGCGACACCATTATTCCAGGCGCTTACAAGAGCACCATCGGCGAAAGGCCACAGCCCATTGCTATGCGGTGGAATCACCACGGCCCAATCATTGGCAAGTGGGTAAAAATGGAAGAGGACGAGACGGGCCTGTTCGTTGAAGGCGAGCTAACACAAGGCCACTCCGTAGCTGATGACGCTTACGCGCTACTGAAGCACGGAGCCGTTACCGGGTTGTCTATTGGCTACCGGGCCGTTAAAGAAGTGGAGAACAAGACGGGCGGCTATGACCTGCAAGAGATTGATCTGGTAGAGATCAGCGTTGTGGAGTCTCCCGCCGATCTTTCGGCAACGGTGGCTAGCGTCAAGTCAGCCATCAAAGAGGCCGACTCATTGAAACAAATTGAAGCCCTGCTGCGTGATGCTGCCGGGTTCTCAAGGGCTGATGCGACAGCGCTGGTGGCGCGCATCAAGTCTCTGTCTCGCGGTGAGCGCGACGACGAAACCAAGGCCAGCGAACTGTTAGCTGTCATTCAGGCAGCAACGAACCAAATCACCGCGAGGAAATCCTAATGGAAGTTTCAGAAATCAAAACAGCGCTTGACGCGCACGGCGAAGCCATCAAGACCGCTATGGCGAAGTACGACCAAGAGCTGGTCGAGCATGGCAAAGCATCCACCGCACTGACAGGCCAGATTGATGAGCTGTCAGAACAATACAAAACCATGCGCGACGAGCTTGCGGACCTGGCACAGCGTCAGACCCCCGCCTCTCTCGAAGAGCATAAGGCAAAGACTGCCGGTTTTGAGTTCATCAACTCCGAGCAGTTCAAGGCTCTGGCTTCTGGTCAGCGGGAAAAGGCTCGCTTCGAAGTCAAGAACACTGTCGTCACTGGCGATAACATGCCGTTTGAGATGCAGCGCCCTGGGGTAATCCCTGGTAGCACCGCACCTATTACCATTCGTCAGATGATCCCGACAATCACCGTGGCGACCAGCTCGGTAAGCTCATTGCGCGAACTGGCCTTTACAAACGCAGCAACAGAAATTGCAGAGGGCACCGCAAAGCCTGAGTCTGATATCACGTTTGAACCTTACAACGTGCAAATCGAGACGGTTGCTCACTTCATCAAAGTGTCTAACCAGCTTCTGGCGGATGCACCTGCGGTTGCCGCGTACATCGACACCCGCTTGCGTGATGGCCTGGCCCAGCGCATTGATCGGCAGTTGCTGCTTGGTGATGGCGTAACGCCTAACCTGTCCGGCTTGACCGATGCCGGCAACTTCACCGCTTTCACTCCAAGCTCCGGCGCTAACCTTGTTGAGTCAATCAATAAGGCGAAGTACAACCGTTGGGCTGTCGGCGAAATGGCGGATACAGTCATCGTTAACCCCGCTGACTGGGCTGAAATGGAGTTGTTGCGCGAAGGCTCAGGCTCAGGCGCATACCTGTACGGCGCACCCGGCACGAATGCGGGCGCTCAGCCGTTTGGCGTATCAGTGGTTATGTCTCAGCACATGCCTGCTGGCAGCTTCCTTATCGGTAGCTTGCGCACATCTGCCATTATCTACCAGCGTCAGGGTGCCGCGGTTGAAATGGGCTTTGTGAACGATGACTTCACCAAAAACCTGGTGACCATCCGAGCAGAAGAGCGTCTCGGCCTGGGCGTTGATCGTCCAGCGGGCATCATGTACGGCGATATCACCGTAGTGTAAACAGGGCGGGCCGGGGAAACCCGGTCCTTCTTACGGAGATGACCATGAAATGTAAAGCGATTAAGAGCTTTTTGCATGATGAGCTTGGCAGAATTCAGGCCAACCAGGAATTCGAAGCAACCGCCGCGCAACTCTCAGGAGTCCGGCAGTTTGTTGAGGTTTACCAGACAAAAGTAACCCACGAGGTGCCCGACAATGGCCGTGATGACACTGGAACAGATAAAGGATCATCTAAGGTTGGATCGAGCCGACGCAAGCCAAGACGCGCACCTCGAAAGCCTTCGTGACGCTGCCGAAGATTACGCGGGCCAATACATAAACCAGAGCATCCCGTGGCAGGACGCCGACGGGGTAGCGGTCCCGGTGCCCGCATCCATCAAAGCCGGCATTATGCTGGTAATTAGTGACCTGTACGAACACCGTGAGGGGCAGATAGTCGGCGTCAGCATTGCAGACAACCCCACGGTCGAGCGTTTGTTACACTTCTACCGCGTAGATATGGGGATATAAAGTGAAAGCCGGGACCCTTCGCCACCGCGTAACCATCCAACAGCCCGTATCTGCACAGAATCCGACCACTGGGGCCGAGACAGTCACCTGGCAGTATTTCGCTCAGGTATGGGCCTCAGTCGAGCCGGTGAGCGTCCGCGAGTTTGTAGCGGCCAAGTCCGGCCAGTCCGAGGTTATGGCCCGCATTGTTATCCGGTATCGGCCAGGCATTGACGCTACTATGCGAATCTTGTTTAGGGGTGCCGTGTATAACATTGAGGGCGTGCTGGCAGACGCTAAGTCTGGTTTGGAATATATAACGCTGCCCGTGTCTATGGGGGTGAACGATGGCTGATGGTATCGAGTT